GAACCAAATGCGGGGTTGCTGAAGCTCGATGCTATTTGGAGCAGTCGTTTGAAAGCACCAGACGACCGCCCCAGGCTTGGAATACATGGTTTTGATGACCTCTTTCGCGGCCCATTCGGTCTTTCCGCTGCGGTTTCCGCCCATGACGAGGATCTCGCGGTGCTTTTCGAGCAGCTCAGACGCGCGCTTCCACACCGGCGGGATGTAGCCATAGCGAAACGGATCTGATGCCTCGCGGGCGATCAGCTCTTCGCGTGTTTTTAAGTATTTCCAGCCTTCGTCCGGTCCCAACTTCTCGAGCAAGTCGAGATCGACCTGCATGACAGGGTGCGGCGACGGCTTAAACCGTGTCTGATGTTCGTTCACTCCCTCGCGCCGGCTCCGCGGCGCTCCTTTCCTAAAATGTAAATGGGCGCTGGCTGGTTAGCGCTCGGTCCTCCCTAGGACCGTTGTTACGAATTGCCTAGCCAGCGCCCAAAATGTCCAAAGTCGGATTCTCCGCAGCAGCGAGTTGGTCGATGCGCGCAGTCAGCCACCGGCCGCTGTCTTCGCGGCAGACGGTGACATAGTCGTTCTCCATGCCGCCCTGCGCGACAACGTAGAGCACGCGGCAGGTGCCGATGCCGTCTACCTCGACGCGGAAGTTTTGGGGCGGCCAAGAGATCATGGAAAGAATGTGCAGGCGCCCCAGTCGTCTTGCTCGCTGGAGCTGGGCATCCCGGAGATGGTCCGCGCGGCCACACCACATGAACCGCGGCAAGAACCCGCTTGAGCCTGCAACTTGAAAGTCATTTGGATTGTTTGCGCTTGCGCATCTCGGCGCATAGCTGATCCGCCTTTTTCTTCGCCTCGCGCGCGACCAACTTCTCGCGCTTGCTGCGGAGAAGGGTGATGGTCTTGTCGATTTCGGCGATCTCGTCTGTCATAATGCTGAATTTACTCATAAATTGTGATGCGCCAGAGACCGATCTGGGCGACTGCGTAGCCAAACCAGACGAGTCCGTGCCAGAACTTGTGCTGGATGAGGCCGAGGTCGATGGCCACGGCGAAGTAGATGAAGCCGACCAAGGCGATGAGGAGGCCGGAGGTCATCGGCGCGCTTTGGCGGTCTTGGCGGATGCGCGGAAGGCTTTGGCGGTGGGCGCTCCGGCTGATCCGGGCTTGCGCATGCGTTCACCGCTTCCGGCGGCGATGCGGGCTTTTTTGGCGTGGATGTTTGCGTAGAGTCCTGCGGGTTTTTTCATGGCTTGTTCTTTTTGATGGCTTCTCGGAAAAGGTATTGGATCAAGTAAGCGCCGGTTTCCTCGTCGCTGCTGGTAATGTGCTTTAGGAAATCCTGCACAACGTGATACAACTCATGGACGAGCGAGCCGGTGTCCGCGGCGTCTTCAATCCAGACGACCGCCTGGCTTCCATTGCACATGGCCCAAGCGGCGTCGGTGTCGTCGGGTTCGTTGTCAGGGTCTTTGGGGTCGAGCTGGAGCAGCGCAATGCACCGCCGGATCGCCGTTGCCTGCGGCGTGCCGCAGTAAAACTCGACGACCAGACCAAAGGTCTGTTCTCGGACGACGAACCGGCGGGTGCGGCGTGGCATTAGGCAGCCTTTTTGAGCGTTAACTGCGCGTAGTGCAGCGCGAGGCGCGCTTGGAATACCTTCCAGAACGGCTCAGCCGAGAACATCCAGGCGACCTCGAAATCGTCCGGGGATTCTTTGCCGATGCGAACGATCCCGCGGCGCTGGACTTTCATTGTGGGCCGGTTCTCGTTCCACAATTGCTCGTAGCCGGCCAACTGGATTTTGTGGGCGCCGACGATGGCTTTGGATGTCTTCCAGTCGAGCAGCACGATCTTGCCGTCACGGTCGCGGCTGGGGGCGTCGATGGTGCCGCCGAAGAGATACTCCTCGGAGACCAACTGCACTTCCGGCTCGATGACGGTGAGACCTTCTTCGTCCCACCAGCGACGGAAGTTCTGGTAGGCAACCTCGGCTTTCTTAACGTCCGCCGGCGAGTATTCGCTGAGGTCGGGTTCGTGGTTGTGCAAGAAGCACTCAATTTTGAAGTGGGCCAACGTCCCGATGTCGGCCGCCTTGTCGCGGACCTTGCGGTAGTCTTGGCCGTCCATGCCGAGCTTCCAAGCCCAGTGGATAAGTCCACTGCTGTCCTCGCCGATCTTGGCGATGGTGCTGGCGCCGGGAACATCGGTGCCGTCTTTCAGCGGATACTTCTGGTGCGCTCGGGTCTTCTCGAGGCGGACGATTTTGCGGCCGTCTTCGGTAAAACGATCCGGCTCCGCGGGCTTGGCGGCTTTCGCCGCCTTGCCCTTGGTGCTCGGTTTGCGTGTTGTGGTGCGTTTGGCTGGCATGGGAGTTACCAGCTAATTTCCTCGTCGTCCGTTCCGGTCTTGCGTGCGGCGGGCTTGGCTTCGCTCACATCAAAGCCGTAGGCGGTGGCGCTGCCGCCATCGCCCCAAGTGACGAGGTCGTGGACCATGACAGCCTTGGGCTGCAGTGTGATGCCGGCGCCGAGCGTGCCGGTGTACCAGCAGTAAGGCACGACCGCGACTTGGATCTTGGAACCGCCGCCGATGTTGTCGGTGATGATGTCGCCGGAGGCGTTGAAGAGCTTCGGTGCGCGGCTGTAGGTCTCGCCGGCTTTGTCTTTGCCGACAGCTTTGACCTTGAGCTTCAACTGGACGAGGCCGTCGTTGTCTTCCCAAGGCGCGGCGTGGAGCTTGAGCTTGTCTTTCTTCAGCTCGGCCTTTTTCTCGGCGACGAACGCGGAGAAAAGTTCCTCGGCTTGTTTGATGAACGGCTCTGCCTCCTCGGCGGTCAGCTCAAGGTTGACTTTGAACACTCCCACGTCGTCGAACTTGGTGTCCGGGCGATTGAGGTGAGGATAGCGGGCAGTGCCCACGGGTGTGGTTAGGGTTTTGTTTGGCATATTATGCGTTGGTTGGTTGTGTTTTTGGTTGGTACTACAAAATTTCTCCGACATTGCTCAACGGCTCCACGTCATCCGAGTTGCGCAGCATGTCGGTGAAGCGGCCGAAGGTCATCGTGACAAGCATCTCGCAGTGGTCTTTGCGATGGATGACGGCGGTCTTTGCGCCCTTGCCGTCGCGCAGCGCTTGTGCAACCGCGGCGTCCAAGTCAAACCGCGCGCGGCCATGGCGCTTGCACTCAAAGTGCCAATCCGGCAAGCAGGGCACGATCACGTCGGGCGCACTGATCCCCCAAGATCCTTGGCTGACTTGCGCGCCCCGCTTGGCCGGAAAACCTTCGGCGGTCAATGCCTTGGCGACTTCGCGCTCGAAGCATGCGCCTTTCTGGCGGGAGTTGATCATTCGTTTATGACCTCCATCAGTTTGTGCGGCACCGGAAACAGATCGGCCGCCTTCTCTTCGCCCCACGGCACGTCCGGCTCGTCTGTGAATCGGTCGCTGACGGTGTCGAATCGGGTATACGGCGGATGCCACATGAGCGGGATGACTCCGGTGCGGCCGGCGCGGTGCTTGGCCACGGTCCACTCGGCTTCGTGGCTGTCCTGCGGGTTGCTTTCCGTCTCGTAGTAGGATTTGCGGTAGAGCAGGGTGACGATGTCGGCGTCCGCCTCGATCTGCCCAGAGTCGCGGAGGTCGGCCATCTTCGGGCGGTTGTCGCCGCGCTCTTCGGCTTTGCGGTTCAACTGGGCGGCGGCGAGCACCGGAACCTTCAGTTCCATGGCCATGCTCTTGAGGCCGCGGGAGACGAAGCCGACCTCATTCTCGCGTGACTGCGCGTTTTTCGCGGAGAGAAGCTGCAGGTAGTCAACGAGGACGACTTTCACGCCGTGCTTTTTGACGGCGCGGCGCGCACGCGCGCGGACATCCATGATCGAAAGACCGCCCTGGTCATCGATGAAGAGCGGCTGGCCAGCGAGACGCATGTGCTCATGCTCCAAGCGGCGCATTTCGTCGTGCTCAATGTCGCCGAGCTTCAAGCGGGTGCTGTCAAAGGATGCCCGCGCGCAAATGATGCGCTGGATCAGCTCCAGCTTCAGCATTTCAAGGCTGAAGAGCAGCACCGGAATGCCGCGGGCAACAAGTCGGTCAGCGATGTTGACGAGCAAGGCGCTCTTACCCATGGCAGGACGAGCGGCGACCAAAACGAACTGACCTTCGCGCAGTCCGCCGGTCCAGAGGTCGAAGGTCTTGTAGCCGGTGACGATGCCGCGGGGCTTGCCGCGCTCGGCCACGCTGCGGTGCAACTCGGCAAGGGCGCCGTGCATCATGGCACTGGCCGGCTGGATGGTGTCGGACTTACCGGCGAGGTCGATGTCGAGAACCGCAGTGCCGGCGGTGGCGAGCGCCTCGTCCGCATCTTGAGTCACGTCCATGGCGGCGGCTTTCATGCGGTCGGCTGCGGTGATGATCTTCCGGCGGGCCGCGTAGTCGCGCAGGATGCCAAGCTGGTAGTCGATGTTGCGGGTGAGCGCTTGGCCGATCATCTCGGTGACGGCGCCGGGACCGCCGACTTTGACGAGTTCCTTGCGCGCTTCGAGCAGGCGGGTAACTTGGATGAGATCCGGTGTGCCGCCGTCCACAACGATCTCGCTGATGGCGCTGAAGACGGTCTTATGGTCGGGGCGGAAAAAGTATTCGTCGGTCAGCTCGGG